CTATCAATACTCCGCGCTACTAGATGCGAACACTTGCGAGGCTTGTGCGGAGGCTGACGGCATGGAATCGGACAACATCGAAGACCTCCCCGAGGTCCCGAATCCAGACTGCGCCGGCTTCGATCGCTGTCGCTGTTTTATCGTCGCAATCGCTAACGAGCGGAACTAGTAAACCATGACAAAAGACCAAATCCGCGAAGCGGTGAGGGCGAGATATAAAGAGCTCAGCGAGACGGGCGGGGCGGATAATGTATGCGAGGCGGTCATGGCTGAGTTTCAGCTATCCCGCCGGACTGTCTTCCGCATCGTCGCCGAAGGCAGAGCCTCGAGCCCTGACGCCACGAGCGATGAGCACGCGAATCCCGACTATCTGGTTAAGGCGACCTCAACGCTCTATGACGCCAACGGCAAGCAAGTCCTCAAGTGGATTAAAGCCGAAAAGGAATCGCAGACGGACACGCTTAAAGAGATGTTCGAGGCGATGCGGGAGGACCTTCCGAGGATACCTAAGCGCAAGGCCGAAAAGAAAAGCTATCGCAAGGACTTGCTTTCGGTCATTCCTTTTGGAGACCCGCACATCGGAGTCCTTGCCCACGCAAAGGAAAGCGGGGCGAGCTATGATCTCAAGATGGCAGAGCGGGATCTATGCGCCGCCGTCGATCGTCTGGTCAATACCGCGCCAGACTCCGAGCATTGTCTCATCGTCAACCTCGGGGACTTCTATCATTCGGACTTCATCGACTCGAGGACATGGCGGTCCGGTCATGCGCTCGATACGGACTCACGCTATTCCAAGACCATCCGCGTCGGCGTTCGGGCGATGCGCCAATGTATTGAGTCGGCTCTTGAGAAGCACAAGACCGTGACCGTCATTAACGCCATCGGTAACCATGACGACCACACGAGCCTATGGCTGACGCTATGCCTCGGCTATATCTACGAAAACGAGCCGAGGGTGACCATCAACGACCTCCCGAGGGCGGTCCACTTTCACGAATTCGGCAAGGTCATGATCGCGGTAACCCACGGGCACAGCATCAAGATGGCTAATCTTCCCCTAGTCGCCGCCTCCGAAGAAGCTGAGATGTGGGGACGGACGGCCTTCCGCTATGGTCTGACTGGGCATATTCACCACGACAGCGCAAAAGAGTTGAGCGGGATGAAGGTCGAGAGCTTCCGAACCTTGGCGGCTCGTGACTATTATGCCGCCTCCCACGGCTACAAGTCAGGGCGGGATATGAAGCTCCTTGTCATGCACAAGGATTATGGCGAGGTCGAGCGCCATACCGTCTCGATTGAGATGTTAAACGATAGTTATGCGACCGATTGACGAGGCGAGCCAGCTAATTGACGGCGACCGCCAAGCGGATTACGGCGACCCGAGGACGAACCATGAGCGCATCGCGGCGCTTTGGAACGCCTACCTCGGTCCGCTGTTCAACGGCAAGGGCGAGCCGGTGGAGATATGCGCCGAGGATGTCGCCATGCTGATGTGTCTCGTCAAGGTCGGACGCGAGCGGCATCGCCACAAGGCGGACAATATAACGGACTTGATAGGCTACGCGCTGATTTATGAGCGGATCGTTACCGATGGAAAAGACCAATAAACCGAAAGAGGAGACCGCCGCGGAATACATGAAGCGCCACGAGCTGGGGCTTCTTCGTCTTCTCGCGGAAAAGTATCCGGAGAAGGGGAGGCAATTTTCCGAAGAAGCACTCAAGAAAAAACTTGACAAATTGAAAAAATAAAATTATTTTCTTTTTTAATTTGTACAAGGTCCTCCTCGTGCCGATGCACGATCCCGACCGATGGCTCAACGGCTGTCGGTCTTTTTTTGTTTATGCAAAGAGAATTTAAAAACCTCCCCTATTTCGAGATTAAGGCGGACGGCGAACCTGGACGGATTCGGGTCGGTGTCTGCGCGGTCTTCGGCAATATCGACAGCTACGGCGACCGCATCCTTCCCGGTGCTTTCACGAAGACGATCAAAGAAGGGAAGGCGCGGGTCAAGCATCTTTGGAATCACGACTTCTCAGAACCGCCCACGGCGGTTGTGCTCGAGCTGAAAGAAGTCGGTCGGGACGAGCTTCCCCAAGCCGTCCTTGATTTTGCGCCCGAGGCGACGGGCGGACTTGTGGTAACGCGTGAGTATCTCGATACCGAGATGGGCGAAGAAGTGCTCAAGGGAATCGACGCGGGCGCGATCACGGAAATGTCTTTCGGTTTCGATGTAATCAGCTATGAGCTGGTCACCGAGGGCGAAATGACGGTCCGCAATTTAAAAGAATTGAGACTTTACGATACATCCGATGTGCTCTGGGGCATGAATGGCGCGACCGTTTCGACGGGCGCCAAGCACGCTCTACCGCTCGGAGTTATCGCACAGAATTTGGTCTCGGCAGTTGCCGAGGTCAAAGCGGGACGACGGAACGCTAGCGCCGACCAAGTCCTTATTGATGCTATCCACCAGGCGGCAGTCGATCTCGGTTGCTCAAATTGTGCGATGCATGAGCTCGAAGCTAAGAGCCAAGAGCAGAACGAAGAGCAAAAGAGCGAAGAATCGGCGCAAGCCGAGGCCGTCATGCCTGACGCCTCACTTCTCGGTCTAGCCTCAGAGCTCAATCAATTAGAACTAGAAACCTTCTAAGGAGATAAATAATGAACCTAAAAGAAAAGAAGGAAGCGCTCAAGGCCCTTGTCGCCGAAGCAAAAAGCTTCCAGAACGAAATCAACAATAACGAGTCGCTGAAGACCGCGGAGAACATCGCCGCGATGGAAGCCAAACTCCAGTCAATTAAGAACATGAAGAGCGAAGTCGAGAAGGAGGAAGAGCTCGGAGAAGCCGAGGCTTTCATCAATGCTCCCGCACAGGCGAAGAGCACCTCGCTCGCTCGCGTCGAGTCACGCTCGGTCGCAACACCGGGACGCGCTCTTGCCGAATCCGCTGACTACAAGTCAGCTGTCGCAAAGGGTAAGGTCAGCTCAGGCACTCGCGTTTCCGTTGAGCTTCCGGACTTCAATCCTGGACTTAAGACCGTCTTCACGGAATCGGGCGCTGGCGTCACCAACGGGATGGCCTACCTTCCCGGTGTCGTCGAGCTCGGCACTCAGAGGCTGACCGTCGCCGACCTTGTGGCTCGTGGAACCACGACCCTCGGAGCGGTTCCCTACATCAAGGAGTCCTCATTCACCAACGGCGCGACGACTGTCGCCGAAAATGGTGAGAAGCCGGAGGCAACCTTCGCAACGGAAGAAGTTATCGCTCCCGTCAAGAAGATCGCCGTCGTCGGTCGTGTTTCCGATGAGCTCTTCGCTGACTATCCCGCGATGCAGTCCTATGTTGACGGACGCCTTCGCTACATGGTCGCCGCGAAAGAAGAGGATCAGATTCTCAACGGTAACGGCACAGGCTCAAACCTGACCGGTATCCTCAACACCTCGGGCGTTCTGTTCCAGAACAGCGCTTCAGGTACGCTCGCGGACAACATCCACGAAGCAATCACCAAGGTCCGCGCTGAAGGCTTCTTTGAGCCCGATGCGATCGTCATTCACCCGAACGATTGGCAGACTCTTCGTCTCGCCAAGGACGACACGCTTCAGTACTACAGCCAGGGACCATTCGCTCAGATTGGCGGCAACTCCATCTGGGGACTCCCGGCGGTTATCACGACCGCAATCGCTGAAGGTACTCAGCTCGTCGGTGCTTTCCGTCTCGGCGCTCAGCTCTTCTACAAGAACGGCGTCACGGTGGAAGCCTCGAACTCGGACGGTGACGACTTCACCTACAACAGAATGGCTATCCGCGTCGAAGAGCGCGTCGCCCTGGCGGTGTTCCGCCCGACGGCGTTCTGCTCGATATACGCAGACTAACCACAACCAAGGATCGGGGGCCTCGCTTCGGCGGGGCTCCCGAATTAAACCATGATTTTAGATAAAGATTATTTTCTCGATCGAAGCGGAATCGTCACGGACGACCCGCAAAAGAAGTTCAAACTATTCGGTCGTAAAGGTCAGATGGTCCCCGATTCAATCGCTTCAAAGGTCGGCATCGGTGGACAGGTCAAACCTGCGGCGAACAAGGCGGAGACGCCATCGCCCGAACTAAAGATTGAGGCCAGCGTCGAGGATGCAATAGCGCCCGCGCCCAAGCCCAAGAAGAAAGCTAAAGCGAAGAAGAAAGAGGACTAATGGCAGATTACGCGTCAGTCGAAGAGATACAGGCTTTTGCTCGTGAGTCCGACGGGCTCGCGTCTGAGACCGCCTGGGGCATATTGGCGACCGCCGCGTCCAGGGCTTTCGACGCTCTCGTTGGAGTCGCTCCCGACTTCTTTGCACAAGCGGGAGAAGAGCCGACCGAGAAAATCCTATTCGGAACCGGAACCGCTTATTTGAAACTCCCGCCCTATGTCGCGGGAAGCCTCGACCTCGAAGGCGCAACAATGGGAGAGCCCGGCGAAACTGAAGCGCTCCCCGAATGGACGAGCGAGATGGGCGAGGTCGGCGTTCAGTATCTCGTCGATAGATCGAGCACCGAACAGACCGATGCCTACGACCCCGACCTCGGACGGAATCGATGCGTCGGATTCCCCGAATCCATTCCCGTTAACCTCGAGGCTAACTGGGGATGGAGCGCAACGCCGGCGGATGTGAAGATGGCGACCATCTCGATCGCGCTTTACATGTGGAGGCAGTCGGACCCGAGCTTTGCGGGCATCAGCAACTCGGACACGAATCTTATCTTGAGGAACCTCCCGCCCAATGTCGAGCCGGTGGTCATGCGCTACCGCGAGAAGTTCAAATCGACGGGAGTGTTTGCCTAATGGCTCAACGCTTCAGGCTTGAGATTGGCGGGAAAGTCGAATTCGACCGGACCTTTATCCGCATAAAAGAAAACATCGCGGACCTATCCCCCGAATGGGAGGCGGCTTTCGAGGCTTTCCAGACAATCGAAGCGCAACAGTTTGACACGGAAGGAAAGGCGGGCGCGACTGGAAAATGGAAAGAGCTAAGCCCTGATTACGCAAGCTGGAAAGAGCTTTACTATCCAGGCGCAAAGATACTTGAAAGAACGGGCCGCCTTGTCGAATCGCTGACGGCAACGACCTCGGACACGGTTAAGAACATCGGCAAGCTTAGCGCAGAATTCGGAACGCGGGTGGAATATGCCCGCAACCATCAAGACGGAATTGGTGTTCCAAAGCGCGAGGTTATCAGCTTTTCAGAGAAGCAAAAGAGATTCTTGCAAAAAGAGATTCAAAAGTCGCTTGTCCAAAGATTGGACAGAACATCGGGAAGATAAGCCATGCCATATACGCCGACATTCAACACCTTCGACCCGCGCGCCTTCGTCGAAAATCTGCTGACGGCAATCGAGGACCAACAGGAAGAGGCTCTGGCATGGGTCGCGGGAGAGGATGAACCGCTCCCGAACATCGCAAAGTTTTACAACAGCGCGGCGGGAAGGCTGACGACAGTCTTCCCGGTGCTGATGGTGACGAACCACAGCGCGGCGCAGAAGACAGAGGACACGCTTGAGGTCGCCATGTCGGTCGACTTCGAGCTCATGATCTCGGGAGGCAACCCCGACATCCTAACCTCGAAGGCGCTCGATTATAGCTACATGCTAACGAGCATCTTGCAGAATACGCGCCCGAAGAGTTTGAGCACGACGGCGGTCGCATTTAACGGCTACCTCGACACGCTCGAAACGGAGTTCTCGGTTCTTCGCGGACTTAACGGCTCATCGTCGAGCTTCCTCCAGATCGTGCAATATAGGGCAATTTGGATTCTGACCGCTTCAGCGTTTACGAGCGCGAACTAAAAGATTATGCACATAAGACCATCAGACCTGACCGCAAAATTCGGAGAGCACGCTCCGCTTATCTGGGCGAAGATTTGCCAGCTTGGGGGCTTCGGTCGCCTTCCGTTCACGGTTCAAGGAATCAACATCAAGGGATTCAGTCCCGAAACACATCCCGAGATCGCCTTCGTTCTCGGTATTAAAAAAGCCAAAGCCAAAGCCGAGCCGGTCCAAGCCGAGGCCCCTGTTATAACAGACGATAATCAAGGAGAAAATAACTAATGGCTGGAACAGCTACCAATTACAACGAGTCGGTAATCGTGGTGGACACGATTGCCCAAATATGGGCCGGTCTCGAGATTCCCTCAACTGGCGACATTCTGACTTTGGACGCGG